TGCTGCCATGTCATTCCTTCCTTGTTAGTAATTAGCTTGTTTTTTAAAAATTTATACTCATGAGAGGGGATTTGCAATCTTTACAATGGAATCATGCAGTCTGCTCTTCTTGGCGTTGACATACGGCTTTACTTCCACATCTTGCACTAAATCTTTCAATTCTTGATCTCCAAGCTTAACAGTTACATTTATCGTTCCGTTAAATCCGCCTCCGGAACCGCCTTCTGCCGGAGTGGAGGGATTGAACGAGCCGGCTGGATGGATCCTGTTTCCGATGTTACCCGTCATCAATTCTGGTCCATTTTCTCCGACCAAAGTGGGAGAACTGGTTACCGGACCTCCTTTCGCAAGTTTTGAAAGCTTCTTTTTCTTCTTCGGAGTTGCCGCGGCTTTTCCGCCGCCTCCGGTCATAGACAACATCCCCAGAAAGGAGGCGCCGCCGGCGACGATGGCGGCCCATCCGGCGAGGCCCAGACCCGCGGACACTCCAGCCGTCGACATTGATTTAAAATAAGCGACCGCGGCTTCGGCTGCTGCATATGCCAGTGTTGCGACTTTCAGCGCGCCCATCAGTATTATGATACCTTTTATCGTGCCGCCCCACTCTGTGAAAAAATGGACAATTCCTTTGACCGTCTCCAGCACTGGCCCTAAATCTCCAGCCATGGATAAAGCAAATTGTTTCAATTCATCCATCATTGTCTGGAATTGTGCAGTTTGATCCGCAAGCTCTTTAAAATCTTCCGTTGTTTTCGTTGGGCCCCTAGCATCTTCAAGGTCGCCGCTCAAGAACAGGGCAAGCTCCATCTCGTTATTTAGCCCCATGGCGGCCGTCATGGCTTTCTTCTGATAGTATCCCATCTCTTCGAAAGACACTCCAGATTCTCTTATCCCTTCGCTAAGTTTTCTCATTCTCTCGGCAGGATCTGTTTCTGCAACCATCTCAAGAGAGTTGAGGAATGGGCCGCCGAGAATAGCGTTCAGCTTGCCAACATGTTCCGCTGCGGAACTGAAAGTGTCGAATTTTTGCACTGTCGACAGCAATGTATCAAAAGAAAGGCCAGATGCCTTTGCTTGTGACTGTAATTGAATAAACGCTTCTTCGCCAGTATCTCCAAGAGCGGCGATCAAGCCCTTAGCTTTCTCAAAATCAGCAGATAACTGCTGAACTGACACTCCCAGGTTTTGAGCGGCGCTGTACAGTCTTCTAGTGGAGGCCGCGGCCGCGGCGGTGCCCTGTTTCATCACTTTCATGAAGAATTGCATATTCTTGGAAGTCGTATTCATTTCAACTCCCATCTCGCCGAGAAGGGCAACAGTGTCTTCAAGCTCGGCCTGTTGGGTCTTAGACATTCGAGTGTAATCGGTTACATTTTTGTATAGTGATTCCACAGCCTTGGCTGCCTCATCTGTCATAACGCCATAATTAAACATGCGGCGTTCAAGGCCTCTTATGTTGTCGTTGAATTTTCCGGCTGCGCCTGTCGACTTGTTAAAACTAACAACCGCCTCATCTTGGGCCAAAGCAAGGGCTATCGTGGACTCGACGATTTTCTGGAGGCCGGCGCCGGCGAGATTCCCCAGAGTCATCGTCTCCTTCATATCCTTCATCATGCCCTTCATCTTGGAGCCCCAATTCTCGAACATCTTGCCAGAATCTTTCGTCAAACCAAGATAGCGCTTCATGGCGCTTGCGGCCATGTCCATGCCTTCTTTTTCTGCTTTAAGCGCTTGTTCCTGTTCTAGCCAGAACTTTCTCTTTTCCTTCCGGTCGTCGTCGGACAGTTTTTTCCACTCTTTGGAGAGGACTATTCTTGCCTCATCGATGCGTAGCTGTTCTAAAGCGACATCAATCTCTTCTCTTGCGGCACCCACTGCCTTCATGTCTTTCATGACGGCGAGAATGTCTTTCTTTTTCCTCAGCCTTTTCTCGTCAAGTTCAAGCCGTTCCTGGTCGTCCAGAGCCGCTCTGGCGCGAGCGTCGGCTTCTAAATTATAGTCTTCTGTTGTTTTTTCGCCCATGCGTTATTCGCCCCCTATTCAAACGGCCATCTAATGCCGGTCTCTCTTTCGAAACCTTTAGTCGCCACATCGAGCTTTGCTCTGCTCTTATAAGTTGTCGGGTGGTCAAGTCCATATCTTTTTGCGGTCTCGATATATCTCTTTTCGCTTCCCATGGCCCTTGCAAATGACTCTATTTCGCCTTTGGATCCTTTTATGGTGCCAGGAATCTTTCCAGTTCCAAACATCCTTCCAAGAAGCCACTCAACCCAGCCACCAAACATGACAAGCCAACTTTCATCAATCTGCTTTGATCGGATCTCACTAAAATCGATTGTTATGTTTACAAGTTTTTCTTCCTGTAGCATGCCAGGCTCCTCTTCCTCTTCTGGGCTGGATGTTTCTTCTTCTTCGTCTGGCCTTAGAGTCAGGCCAAGTTTATCTGCCATTTCTGGAGCTTTTGCTTTTAGTTTTTTGCCAATTTCGTTCTTTAGTGCCTCGTAATACTTTTCTTTCATATCGTTAAAAATCTGGGCATGCTCAGGTGATTTTTCCAACTCTTCCTTCTGGCCAGCTAGTCGTTGCTTTATTTTTTCGTACTTTGCTTTCACTTCTTTTATCTTTTCTTCTTGCTTTTCGTCCTTTGCTGTGGATGCGTCCCCTATCGCAACCTTAAAAGAAACTATGGTAGCGAGAAGGTTGTCTAGTTCTTTTTCCATTTTCCCCAAAACCAATTTATAAAGATCATCAACAGTGACATTTCTTTCGGCCGGCTTATCAGGTTGTTTACCGGTGATATCGGCGGCAGTTAACTCCAACAATAGAAGATCAAGTTCTCGATCAATATCTTCTTCGCGAACGGAGAGCGGGCTCTTTTCTTCCTCTAGTCCAATACGAGGAATAGATTTGCCTGGCCTTAGTGCGGCGTTGGCCATATGGTGCCAGATATACATATCAAGAAACGCGCTGGCTTGTTGGCCAAAGATTTTTGCCCACTGATCTTCTGGAAGATCTCCTTTGTATTTGTATCCGCCAACAACAGTGACCCCGCCGCGGGGGGCTAGCCAATCATAAATTTTTATATCTGGGCCTACTTTCGCCTTTGGCTTTTCTTCCTCTTGTTCCTTCTCTTCTCTGTCAACGCACTCGCCTTTATCGTTTCTCACTTGGCCTTTATCTTCGCACGGATCCGGTCGGCACTCCCCCTTTGGCTCTTCTGCTTCTGGCGCCTCTGGTGCGCTTAAGCCTGGATGTGGAATTGCCTCAAGAAGCGAATCAAGTTCGCGATCAATCTCTTCGTCCATACTAGCATTCTCTTTTTCTGCCGCGAGTTCTTCCGCCGATACCCAGTGGAAGCCGGGCCGGCATCTATCGACGCATTCGTCCTCTTTGTTTCTTTTTTGGTCTTTTGCGCATTCTTCTCTAGAATCTCCCGGCATTTCAAATTTAATATTAACATGTTTTGTGACTTTAGGCTCATTCTGAAGCCAGTTCATGATGTGCTTTCCTAATTTGTCTGCCTCGTCGGCCGAGAGTACGCCTTTTTGATCGCCGGCATATGGAACACCCATTAGCTCTTTGTGTAGATCTGTCCAGCGAATTACACTAGGCGTACTAGGTGCAGCTTCGTTTATCCGTACACTTGGGCCTACCGCTTTTTCCATAACACGATCAATTGCCGCTCTTACGGCAGAGGGCTCAAAATTAATACGAGTCTCATTCCTAAGATTTTTGAGCCATTTCATGATCAACCGGTTGCCAACCGTCCGGTCGGTTTTCCGGCTTCGGTCTCTGGTGAGAGGAGAATCTTCTGGCCTGCGTTTGGGCTTGTCAGGTTTTTTGGCCGTTGATGCATCGGAACGCGAAGGCGGAGGCATCGAGGTGTCTGGGGGTCCCGGAGCGGTGGTGCCTATGCCTCCAAGCCCCTCAAGCAACAAATCAAGCTCGCGATCAATGTCGCTCTCAGTTATAACAAGTTTATCAGCCACAGCAAAGTTCTCCTAGGTGTAAATAGTTTTGAAAAGGAAAAAGAGCCAAAGCCTTTAACGGCGCCGGTTATTCCGAGCCTTTTTAATTTCTTCTTCTTGTCTTTCTCGGTCGTCTTCAAATTGTCTGGCTAGCCTTTCTAGAAACCACTTTCGAATAGGTATCGGAAGATTGTACGCCTCGATAAATGACCAATTGCCAAAATGCTTTAAAAGAAATAGCTGCTCATAGACATCAGCAATGTATTCATTTGTTAGCCCAAAAAAAGTTTACCGACATCGGGATATCGACCTCCTCTTCGTGCCCACAAGAAGAGCACGCAAAGGCTTGTTCCATTATCGGACCTGGTACCACTTTTGCATATGCTGAACGCAAATAGCGTGCCTCGTAGGCTGTGACATTTTCCACAAAAACCTTTCGAAATTCTGCTTCGCTGTGGCCGTTAACTGACACAACCATCAAACTCATCTGATCCATGTATCCTGTGTTGACAGTTTCTTTCTTTTTGGAATTTTTCTTAATTCTGTCGACAAGCATGTTTTCATCCTTGGAATCCAAAAGTCTAACTTCGATGGCCATCCCTGTTTTGGGAGTTTTTATGATAAAAGTCCCTCTATCAGTGATGGTTATGTCGTATTCTCCATAATCATCGCCATAATAGTTTTCGATCTCAGATAAATCAAATGTTTGTTCCGTCGCCTCTTCGCATTTTGGGCACATTACTTTTGTTTTGTACTCCTCTCCAAAGCCGTTGATTCTGGAAGCAATCATGATTGCCGCCTTGTCTCCGGACAAAAGGGATTCAAGCTTAATTGATTTATCGACAATGACATTCTGAATAAGGCGGTCCAATGCTACGCCCTTCTTGAGAAGAGAGGGGGAAGTTAAAATATCTTCATCCCTCGCTGTCATAAACTTAATTTCAATCGTCTCTTGGTTGTGAAGCGGATGATCCGCAGGATAAAACTTGCCTTGTGACGGCAAATCCACCAACTCTGTTGGTGTGGCAAAATCCAGAAGCGGATTTGGCTGTGGTGCGGGATCGGCTGGTGCCGTCACGCGTTGACTATTGTCTCTCATTTTAACCTCTTGTTATAAAATTCAATTTGCACACTTTAATCGATGCCCCTTAGAATGATATCCTCGTCTGTTGCTGTCTTAAGCGCTTCAACGGTAGGAGGAGGCGTCTCTACGAACGCCTTCAAAGTCGGATCCGACATGGGGGCGGCGCTGACATCTCCTTGTCCCGTGGTTGGGGTACCGACTCCGGCGAACCCCTTAATTGTTCGGTATTCCCAAACTATAGTTACTGTAACAAAATCGGAACTAGAATAGTCAAGCGATCCAAAATCAACACTGATAGGAAACGCTTCAACTAATTCGAATTTATCGATGGGATTGCCACTATGATCCATTTGCTCAACTGTAACAGTTCCAAAGATCGATGATAGGGATTCTCCATCCAACCTAGGAAAGCCAGATTCTGAAGCTTTGGCCAGTTTCTTCATCAGGATCCCGGTCAAGTGTGGCTCAACAGGATCAATGAGCACCGTGGTTATCGGCTGCATGTCCATAACCTCGCTTTGCTTTATGTCTGGCAGCCAAGACCCCAGAAAGTATTCGTCCTTTCCGAGAATTGGATTATTAAGTTTTGGTTTATCGCATGTCTTGGCGAACCACACAAAATCAGCACCAGTCTCTTTGGTCAGTCCTGATATTGTAACACGAAAGCGATATTCCATCGCAGGATCGTGCGCTCGGGTTGAAGTCCAGAAGCCGGTGGTCATGTGCACACCTTACTAAGCGCCGACGCCGAAGAATGGTCCTCTGGTCACGGCGCCGTCTCTGATGCTCTCAAATTGCGCCCAATCATATCGGAAATTAACAGTAATGTCGACCATGTCGTCGCTGCTGTAGTCCAAGGCACCGAATTCCACGGACTTGATCCAAGCGTGTTTGAGAGTCCATTGTTCCAATTCATTTCCAGCTTCATCGATCATGAAAATCTGAACATCGTTAGAGTCTGGATTTGGACCAAGAGCTTGTGTTGCTCCGGCCTTTGACATCGAGGACATGTCTCCCTCTGTAGTTCCGGCTGGGATTCTATACCCCGCATTAGAGAGCGCCTCCACCAAGTCTCCACTCAAGTCAGGCTCAACAGGATCGATGAATACAATCGCAACCTCACTCCATTCTGCCCTTCCTGGCCAATAGTAGGTGTGATTCAAAAAACTATGGCTAGCCTCGGTAAAAGAAAGTTGAGGCCTAGCGGCTGTTTTTGCGTACCACAGAACCCCAGATTGCCCAAATTGAACCTTAAATCTAAAAGCTCTTTTAGGATCTTTTGCTGGAGATTGGGTCCAGAAAGTTCCATTATTGCCGCCTTGAATCGCCATCTTATGTTTTCTCCTTGGTGTCTTTCATTAATAAATAGTATCAGGGAGCAAAAACTCCCCCTGTTTTCGCTAGTCTTCGAACGATGCTCCTGACCTTGTGATAACAAAATCGATTGCAATGAACTCGATAGCGCGGGTTGGCTTGATAAAGATCTTGGCATACATGATGTTACGGTCGACCAAATCAGGCGTTGTAGTGGACTCATCAAGTATAATCTTGAAGTCATCAATGCCAAACCGAACCTTAACATCAGAGAGGAAGTTCTCTGCTCTGCTCTTGAATCCATTCCAAGTGTCACGGACATTTGGCTGGAAGAGCGTGGTTGCAGCAATCTGGGAGACTCCTTTCTTCATGTAGATCAGCAGGCGCCGCACATTGATGCGGTCAAGCGCTGATCGAGTAGCTTGCAGAGTCTTCTGGCCGAAGACGACGATGCCTTCTGCCGGGAAGCTTGCGATTGGATTGATGTTGACATCGTATAGATCGTCGCGGTTGCGAGATGTAAGTTTAGTTTCAACACCAGTGACTGTGAGGCCGCTAGCGCCTTGGGAAAGGCCGCCGCGGTTGAAGCCTGCGGGAGCAAACCATACATCCGCTTTCTTCTCAGTATTTGCCATAACGCCCATCGCGACAACAGATGGCGGAACCTTGACATAGGTACCGGCGATGTCATCACGGATAGTGACCCATGGATAGTAAGCACAACCGTAGCTGCTGTTCAAGTTACGAGCCTTGATGTTCGAAAGAACAGAGTCTAGATTGCCTCTTCGCGAAGTGATAGCGCTGTTGCTCTCATGCCTAGGTTGGAAGCCTCCCTTGACATCGATAACAGCAAGAGCGTCTGCCCTAGAGTCGCAAACATCGATCAAATATTTGGTTAGTGCCTCATTTGTAAGTCCTGGTATCGTTATCAGGTTACATGAAAGCATCTCTGGATCTGCAACAGTGTTGATGGCGCGGCGGATAGTGTGATAGACATAATCTCCCGTCTCTGAAGAGCCGATAACCGTATTGCGGAAAGGATCGCGCTCCGTGATATCTAAGCCGTCATAGGCGCCAAACATTGGGGAGGTGAATCGGTTGATTTTGGAATCAAGAATGTTCTGATAGCGACATTCTCCAAGATTACCATCAGTGCTACCTGATCCAGTCCAAGAATCGCCAGTAGCGAGAGAGCCAGAAGTCCAAGTTGCCTCAGTGAGGCCAGTAGTTGGCTTGCTGCCGTCAAAGTTTGATCCTGTACCCAGCACCATCTCGTCAAGAGAAAAGACCCATTGCTCTGTGAAGTTCGGGGCTGGATATCCGGCTTCTCCGAAGGTATCTCCCCAGACATCACTACTAACAACATCGGAACCATGGGACCTCAAGTAGTCAGGATATCCAGTATCGTGCGTTGTGCTAGTACTTGTCTTTCCTGTGTGGAGGCCAAAATAAGCACTGTTCAATGTTGCGCCATCCTGTGTGGCTGTGGAGCGAATACCGCAGGCTGGAAAGACAATGCTTGCCGTGCCGAAAGTGGATTGATCTGCATATACCGACGCGGGGATGGGGTTCTGACCTGAATATACCCAGCCAATGGTGGCGTTATCTAATTTACCGGCATCATCGGTCGATCCCGCGGCATTGCGCGACATGTTGCTGCCAGATCCCTTTGCAAAGACGCCGCCTAGGCCAGCATTGTCTTCAACATTCGCCTTTGATGAACCACTGTGAAACTCAAAATGCCTAAATCGTGGAGGGCCATAGACTCCAAACGGAAGGCATGCTGATGGCGTGGCGCCGTTTTTAACTGAATCGTTCAGGACGACGCGAATGTAGCGGGAACGGTTTGGATAGTCTCCATACTCTCGATATCTGTTCTCCGTAGAGTCCCAATTTTGATAAGTGTCTCCAATCTTTATGGCGACATAATCGGGAGATGTTGGATCGAGCGAACAGGCAGAATATCGTTCGATAATGCTGGGTTGCGCATCTGAATCACTAGCTTTTCGAAGAACAACATCAAAGGTACCATACTGGTAGTTGTCGTTCTCTGCCGCTTTTATGTTATCAATAGAAATCTTAATGTTGTCTTGCAACCACTCACCATGTCCGTTGATTCCGACAAATTTAAACAACTTCTGCATGTCGTCGTAACGATAACTAGATGTTGTGGGGGATGCCAAAAAGCTTTGAGCAAAGAACCACCCAGAGTGGGAATCTCGATAAGGCTGCTCTCTGTCCCATGGACCCACGCCGCTTGTTCCGGATCCGATGCCGAGAATGATTCCGTGGTACGGAGCAGTCAGACCAAGATCATCGATGGCCCTTTCATAGGTCTCGCCAAGGAAATAGCTTGTTGCGTTGTTGGATGATTCAATAGTGGAGTTCAAAAGCTGTGGGTTGGTGTTGAATTGGTTTCTAATCCAATTGGCGCTTGACTCTGCCATATTACAGGTAGCGCTTTTAACTTCGGCGCCGGCGGAACTTAAGACTCGGAGCTTAAAGTTTCCGTTGCTATCAGAAGCAACAACAGTGCATGTGCCTTCATGAGGAGAAAAAGGATTAGCCGAACTAGAAGGCACATTTCCAGAAAGAACAGGTATGCCAGAATCCATGTAGAAGGTGGCGGCGAGCGTTCCAGAGTGATTAACGATGTTGTCACCTGTGTTGGCAACACCATTGACGGCGGCGCCATTCAGAGAACCTGATGAGAAGATGAAAAGCCCATAAGAACCTCCGGTTTCGCCGATGGCGACATTATGTTGAGCCGCGGTCTTCCAACCGGCCTGCCCGTCAGAATCAGCTTCATCGTGCTGAACGCCCATGAGTCGAACAAAGTTTACAGGACCAACGCCTGCTTTAAGATATGCTTGTGCAGCGTATGCACCATAAGTCGGAGAATTGCGATTGCCGCCTCGCCAGGTATCTTGCTCACCTCCGGTACCATCGATAGGATTACCGAATGTCTCAACAAAATCTGAGAAAGAGCTAACTCTCACAGGGATCATTCCTGGTCCCTTCTCTGTTCTGCCGATGATGACAGGACCGACTAATTCGGAATCTGCCGGTATCTGAGACTGATCTATCTCGTTGATAAAAATTCCAGGTGATACAAATCTAAATTTTCTGGCTGACATTGTGCGCTCTCCTTAATAAACCATTATGACCTTTTCAGTTAGTAAATAGTATTGTGCCGCGGCAAATACCTTATTCGCGATAAAAACCTTTTTCCTTGTCTTTCTTCTTAAGGAAGGTGTTGATATCTCCGACGATAACCTTTTCTCTAGGTATTTTGACATCTACAATATTTTCTTTTATCGATACTTTGGGCCTTTTGTCGTTCGGACCTTCGCCCATGAGATACCCAAGGATTCTAAGATCGATTGTCGTCTCGTAATTTCTTTCCTCTTCTCCCATTTCGGCGACATTGTTTGCCTGCCCAAAAGATCCTTCGATGAATCCCTCATAGCGATGCCCTTCGTGAGAAATAAAGAAACTATTCATTTGTCCTGTCTTTGTAACAAAAGGCTGAAATACATCATTCATTTGTTGCAAATACTCTGTTTTGATCTTTAGAGAATACATTACTTTGACATAAACAGGGACGGGGAGGTGTTTTGTTTGATATACTATTCTACTGTTGTCCGTTTTAACAGATGGGAAATTTAACTGGCCATGGCCAATATAAGGATTGTCCGGATCTCCATATTGTCTTGCAGACCAGCTATTACGAAAGTTCGAAGTCTTTTCTTGTTGGATAATTCTTCCCGCTGGCAAAGTTATCCTTCTTGTTTCTCCAGAATCTGGAACATGCGCCTGAAAAGTGCCCTTAAATCCGGGATCTTTCTCTACTGATGTTCTCTCGACCGTAATAAGAGGAAGCTTTAATACACCTTTTGAATCTCGAAGATCTTTATCGTCCTTAATCTGGAATGCTCTTTCAGCCGAAACCCAAATAATTGGCACCTTTTTCCAGCCCTTATTCGTATTAACATGAATGTCCAACTCTTTCTCTGCAAAATTAAAGAGCGCTCGGTCTATGGTTTCCAGCGTGGAAGGCATGAACTGAACTTCTCCAATGTTCTCGCTTGCGCCCTCTATTTCTGTGTATGAATAATCAGGTGGCATCGAACAGACCCTCTCTTGCTCTGATGCACTTGGCTGAAATCTCAAGTCTGTGATCTATTTGTCCAAACAATTGTTTTGGCTCTCCCAGTGTGACAATCTCATAGTAAATATCTCCGTAAAGGACAAAATCGCCTTCTCTTACATAAAGCTCTTGATCTTCCGTAAGTCTTCGCTTGTGAAAGTGAACGGTGATACTAACATCTTTGTCTAAGCCAATATTGGTGTTATATTTGGTCGTAATCCCGTCGAACTCAACAAGAGCGTAAACCCTGACGGGGGGAAGAAAAGTTTTCTTTAGTGCCTCGCCATAGAGATCATGATAGTTTGTCCTCTCTATGTCAATCGGATAGTAAACTATAGTTTGCCCCACCACTCTCTCGATAAGCTCATCGTTGACTTGCTTAACCAGATCTCTTTCTTTCTTGCCCAAGAACAGCGGAGGGGGAGGTGCTGATGGCTGCTTCCATTCATTACTCATATTTCACCTCCTATCCTTGGTAAATTAACATTGGAATCTCTTGCTGAACTGTATCTATTGCTGTGATCATCGCAGCGTCTTTCTCTGCGAGAGCCTTGTAGGTCATCTCATCAAGGATCTTCTTCAGTTCTTCTTTTAGTGCAGTCTGTTCATCTTTCGCCTGTCCGAGTAGATCAGAGGCGTTTAAAGTGACGCTCTCGCCCGGGATGGGTATTGCCCCGAATTTGCCTCTAACTTGGCCTAGGACCTCCTTAGAAAGCGCTAAAGCATAGTTTCTAATCCACTGCTTGCCGATAGCGTTAATGTTTTTATATGGAATGTTGTCGAAAGGAAGTGTATTAACATTATTTATCCCATCAGCACCAAATCTCCTGTCATCATCTTGTTCCCAGCCATCCTTTTCAATGCTAAATTGGACCCAATAGTTATCAATAAATCCATCTGGAATGGGGTAAATTCTTAGATTGTTGTTGTGAAGCTCATAAGAATAGTGCGACAATCTTGTCCACAAATGATCTTCATAGGCCTGAGCCTGAAGCTTGTTATGCCAAGACGGGATTATCTCAAAAGTGGTATCGTCCGAAAACTGGCCATAGTAGTTTAAGTTGCCGACGACATTCAATCCACCGTAGTAGCCATAGAAGCGCCACATTGATTGAGGAGTTTTGAAAAATACCCTATCTATTCTCACCTTTCTAGAGCCGACTTGGCCGGCATAAGGAACAGTACCGCCAGTTGCGTCATCATAGTCTGCAACTGAGGCGCCTGAGATAATAGCTTGCAAATCATAGTCCTGCTGGCCTCCAGTTACATTGAACGACGCGGAATACATCGTAACATTGCCACCGCCGCCGGCGGCCACAGAAAAACCATCTGCCACTCTCTTAGCATACTTAAATTCAAAACGAGGATAAGATAAGTTTACTGCGGAATCTTTAGCATCGCCGCCAATCATCTGGCCGTCGTGATCAAAAGTTCCAGTCGACATACCAAGGAGATCAGAAAGAACATTTTTGGCTTGGTGGATGTTTATTTGATAGGAGTACTCTAGTGTCGCTTCTTCATATGAAGCATAGATGTTTCCAGCAGTAAGCTCGACATCAAGAACATCTCCCCCTAACTTCTTATAGGTGAAGGCAACTTGATCTGATGCTCCTTGCGCAAAATTTGCATCATAAAGTGCAGAATCAGCATCAGCATAAATACCAAACGGATAATGAGTCGGATTTGCGGCGCCGTTTCCTGTTATAGCAATGCTGCCTGTAGATGTTAAAACCACGGCGCTTGTTGTGGAAGCTGGGGATAGTGTTGGTTTAGCCATTCATATCTCCTTATGCGCTTGCCGTGAATACTTCTACCGTGCCGGCATTGGAGCCCGGATTGATTATAATACTCTCTAAATCAGTTAGGGCACTTAGTATGCCATCAGAATCATCGTCTACATGGATCCCCTCGTCTGGAGTTCCCATTATGAAACTCCTACCCGCCTCAAGCAAGATGGTGCAGGATGCATCTGCGGCGCCATTGTTCTCATCTGAATCTAATTGCAGAGAAAGACCAACAGAGTTCGTATCATCCAAGTTGGTTATGCGAATGTATTTTACATTCTGCAAGTCCAATGCTCCATCTGCACTAGCTGTTGTGGATTTAAACACCAGAACTGTAGCGTCGTCATCTGCTGCAATAGTAATTATTCTTTTAAATACATCTTTTATACTGCTAATGCTTAGTGTATTTTTTGAACCCTGATCTCTGCCATTCAGAATGATCTGCTCAGTTAGAGTTACCTTTAGTGTTCCTGCTGTTATTGTACTTGCCATTCACGGAGTTCTCCTTACTTCTATTCAGTAGTAAGTAGTTGGCTACTCTTTCTTTTTGCTTCCAAAGATGCTCTTCTTGGCAGGGGTCTTCTTCTTTGCCGGGGCTTTCTTTTTGACAGGCGCTGCTTTCTTGGCAGGTGCAGGCGCTGCTTTCTTGGCGGGTGCAGGCGCTTGCTCTGCGAGCGCCGCGGCTTCCTTGGCTGCGCGTGCCTTCAATTTCAAAAGTTTTCTTTTTCTTGGGTTCATTACAAACTCCTCCTTGTTCTCAATAAATAGTCCAACAGAACTTTAGGGGCAAAAAAAACCCCACCTCCTAAGAGGCAGGGTTATACAGCTACATATTATCAACTACTCCCAAGCTCTCCAATACTTGTCTGCATAGACATACAGATAAAACGATGCCGAGGGCTCGGATGCGAGCTTGGCCAGCGGTACCTTATTGAGTGTTACAGTTATATCACAGCTACCAGTAAACCAGCCGCCGGAATAGAGATGAGCGGAGTTATAGTTTCCGCCCACACCTTGTTGTCCAGCCCTTGCTTGGCCGGCGATGAGCGCGTCGCCGGCGCCAGAAACATAATGGCCTATACCGGGGCCCTGATGGGAGGTTGAGCCCGTGTAAAAATAATCGGCGTCCGCGGCGAGGTCAAGTGCGCGACCTTTGATGCCGACCTTATCGACAAAGCACGAAGAAGACAGGGCGCCGGAGACAAAAAGAGTTATCCTCTTAACTTCAATGTTGGTCGACCGAGCGGCGCCGGTGGCGATTGAGGAAGAGAAATTAAGAACTTGCTCGCCTGGTACCACCTTTAGAGGTCCATATTTAAAAATCTGGGATCTCCATCGAGCCTTCGGGCTTCCAAAGTTATAAATTTCATTATAACCGCCGGCCTTCGAGGGCTTCCTTGTTGCCATCTTGCCGGCTTCATAGGCCTCACCGACCCCCCCGGCCGTCAACCTTCTTTCTAATAATTTGTTACCTATTCTGGCCATTGTTACATGTCCCCCTTTTTGTTTGTGTAAACCACATGATGTAGTTGGTTGGCTGAGATTTCTCTCGGCATTAGTAAGTAGTCTTACAGAGTTTTAGGGGCAAAAAAAAGCCCTGCTTTCTGTAAAGAAAGCAGGGCATAGTCTTAAGTAAGACCGGCTAGCTATTAGCTACCAGACTCACCAAGCATGCCGCGGACAACAACGAGTCCGTACATATCAGGTCGCACCATCTTCTTGGCGTACCGAGTCATCACACCCTTGCGAGGCACGAAGTCTTCTGTACCAAAGATGGTAGGAGTGACTTGTAGAGGCACATAAGGAGCGTAGACATAT